TTTCTTTTGCGTGTTGTATTAGATCCTTCTGCATTCCTGAGACAGAACGACATGATAAAAATCCAGAAAATGACAATAAAAGCAATAAAGAAATTTTCTTAGACAATAAATCAATCATGTTTTTCTGCCTCCGGCAGCATTTCCAAAGTAGAATCCGACAATAGCAAGAAGCACTTGTCGATTCTCGGAGGTAAATAAGAATCCATTGATTGTTTCAAAGGATGTGTCTTCCCATTCACCGAATAGTCCCCAGAAGGGACCAACTACGTTTTCTTTAAGTTCTACAACTGTAGGAATACTAAAGAAAGGAAGAACAAAGGGTGCAATCATAGTGGCAAACAAGATGGCAAGTACAATAATTCGTCTTGTTACTTTGCCAGCATCATGAGGCACTCTTTGGATGGCCGCATTTCTAGATTCTGTATTAGCACTAAGCATCTTAAGTGTATTATCGAATCGTTGCTGTTCCATTGCTCGACGTTCGGCCATAGATCTAAACAAGAATCCGGTAATCGAGCCACCAATCATCGTAATGAATTCTGGTGCAAGTAAAGTTGAAATGGGGTCCATCTTATTCTCCTATTAAGTTGAGGCTACAAATACTTCTAAATCAACAGTAGCGGTATCTGCTTTTGCTTTGACGCTAGTTATATCGCCAAATGAAATTGAACCGTGAGCAATAACAGCGTTATTAGCGTCAAGATCATCGCTGTAGAGAAGGAAGGTTTCTCCTGCCTTTAGCTTAAAGTAAGCTGCGTCACCCGATGCCTCTAAAGCAAGGTTGACAAAGTTGGTGTCATCTTTATTAGTAACTCTAATATATTTAACACCAGAGTTAACAAATGTTCCTCCGGCAACCGCAGCACCCATACCTACTACAGTAAATAAAGCACTCGTTGGGATTGTCATAATTCTGTGATCTACTTCGTTAACCGAAGCGATACTTAATGTATTAGTTACGCCTCTGTCTACTCCATTTAAGGTTAATGCCTCAGTATGGGTTACAGTAAGGGTAGCTGCTGAAATTGTACTTGCCATTTTTTATAGTCCTTCTTATTATCTCGTTTGTCGTTTTTGGGATTTGATGAGAGTTCTGTTTGGTCTAGCTTTAGCCGATTTACGGGCAGCTACGTCTGTTTTTAACTTGCTTGCTTTTTTACCCATTCGACCTTTTGTGGCCGCTTTTCTACGTTTAGCGGCATCGGCTTTTTTCTTAGCCTCTTCTTGTTGTTTCTTAGTAGCCATTTTTATTTCCTTTTTATAAACAAATAGTTGCTCTTGGTGGTTGTGATTTATATTGATGATCTGCCGCTAACGAAGCAACAGTGTTGTACTTCCAAGCTAAATAGCCTTCGTACTTAGTGGAAACTTTGGTAAAATCTCCAGAGCCTTCTACTACGAATAAAAACTCATAGAAAGTACCAGAAAAATAATTAGATTCTGCGGAACCGCCACCTACTCCAAAAGCACATCCTAGGGTTGCGTCTTTTGCGCCCCCATCAATTGCTTTAATAGCATCAGCAGATCCAGATAAAGTTGTACCATCTACTCTAACGGTATCTGTTCCGCCTACACGACCTACAAAAATTATATGAGTGGTAGAGTGTGTGAAGGCATTTGTAAAACTTTTATTATAATCTGTTCCAGAATCTCTAGTATGAACAGTAAGTGTTTTATTAGTAGATGATTGATCCATAGATAAATTAAAAGTACCATCTGTAGCATCTCTTATAATCTGTAGTAGACATTCAGTTTGGTTTCTATCAACACCTGTATGAATAACAAAGTAAATACCAAAGTCATCCGTAGCACCTACATCAAAGTCATTTGCGTAAGTTGCTGCTTGACAGAATAAAACATCATTAGTTCCATCAAAAGATATACCTCTAAAGTTATTAAGATCTGAATCTGGTCCGTTAGCAGAAGGTCGGTCGCCACTAATACCTTGTACGAAATCATTTCCTTCAGTGGATTGATCTAAGAGTGTTTGTATTTCTCCTCTATTATTATCAGACGCTACATCAAAATCATGCGATGTTAACCAACACTTAACAATATCATCGGTACCTGAAGCAGAAGCAGGGGTCCATATTGGTCCTAATCTATAGTTCCATTCTAAATCCCAAGATTCAGGAACTCTAAAATTTAAAGGAGTTGTACTACTTCCCATTCCAGTTCTAGCTTTAAGAATACCTTCTCTCATTTCTTGTATATAAGAAGATTCACCTACCCCTAATAACTCAGTATGGTTTAATTTTAAAGAAGTTCTGGCTTCTCTACCAAAATTAAAATCAGTAATTGTAACACCAGCAGCTTCTCCTCCTGATCCATCACTAGTAGAATTAGTTTCATTACCTGAATTATTACTCCAAGTAACTCCTGAAGTTAGTGTTATAACAGCACCCTCAGCCACAGCTGATACATTTGTTTTGTTTGCTGTATTTTCTGTATTAATAGAGAGAGCAATTTGTGTTGCTGCTGCGTTATCATCGTCAGCTCCTTGGGCGGTAGAAACACCTATGTCTCGTCCACCACAATCGTCATCGGCAGTAACAAAAGTATAAGCAGTACTCTCACCATATCCATCTTTAATTCTAAGAATATGTCCATTAGTAATATCACCAGCTCCGGTTACGGTAATTGTCGCCGTTGGCGGGATACCGTCTGGATTTGGAACACCGCTAATAGTTAAAGAATTTAACGGTGTGTGAATATGTATTGTACTAGGTAATGATGACATAAAAAACTCCTATTTACTTCTTCTTTTTAACGTATTGTTTAAACACATCTTCTACAGCAGACTTAACTACAGTTACGTTATCTGCGTTAGCAAGAACCATCTTAGATGATCCGGGTTCGGGAGTAAAATCATAAGTACCCTGAGTATTACCAGTACCACCAGAGAATCCTGTTGATACAAAGTTTGCAATAACAGCACCGACATCTCCTTCTCTTTCAGGAGTAATACTGTTACCTGCGGCTCCAGCGGTTGCTTGATGAAGAGTAATTACTTGCGCTCCATCGGCTTGAGCTGGGACTTCTGAGACATAAATTTTACCATTATGACCAGCAGCGGCTTCAATTGCTGCTTTGAATTGAACTAATACAGCATTTTGAGTAGAAGAGCTTAGGTCTGGAATAGTTACAGCGATTGCTCCGTTAAGTCCTGAAGGTAGTGTCGATGCACCTGTATCATCACCAGTAGACATTGCTGCTCCTGTAGCTGCTTGAGTTCCTGCGGGTGCGTCATCTACAATAACGTACATCTTTTCAGTTCCATCAGTACTTGTAACTCTAAGATAACCTAGTTCTGCCATACCACAAGCAGCATCGCCATCACTTACGGTAAAGGTACAGCTTGCTGCTGTTCCAATGCCGCCAGTCCATTGAGTACTGGAAAGTTGACTGATTTGACTAGTATCCATAGTACAAGCATTTCCTGCAATTCCTTCTACCTTTTGGGTAAAGGTCATGGTCTGTGCGCCGTCTGCAACTGAAACATCAGAACTCATGGTAATCCTACCATTGTGTCCGTTAGCGTGTTCTACAGCATCCTTAAGAGTGTTAAGGAAAGCAGCTTGGCTTACGCTAGTGACATTAACACCAACAGCAATACAAGTACCTAAAGCTTCGATTTCAGCACCTAAAGTACCAGCACCAGTATCTGATGAGGATGTTAATACAGTTCCTGTAGTAGATCCTCCGCTTTCGTTGGTAGCGCAAACAACATAAACTCGCTTTGTACCATCTGTTGAGGAAAGAATTACAAATTCCTTTTCAGTAAATGCACCGGAAGTAGCGTCATCGCCATCTGCTACCGTCATAGTAGCTGTAGCTGCTGCTCCGTCTTTGTCGTAGGGCATTTGTCCGTCTGCCCAGCTTGCTAAAGCGGTATTAGCAATATCGGTTTTTGCTTCTGCGTTTGTATCAGGTTCGCCTGATGTTCCTTGCGTACCGCAAGCAGCGGCAATCGCGTCCAAATATTCTGTATCTCCAATAGCCATATCAGGCTCCTTTCATAAACGAGATTATTTCTTCTTAGCCTTTTTTACAGGCTTTTTCTTTGCGCCAGCAGCTCTAGTGGTCATTCGTGACCCTGACTTAGCTGCTGCTTTTCTAGCTGCTTCTCTACCTTTTTTATTGTAGCTGTAGCTTTTTCCATT